GTGACCAGATCAACCGTGGATTCGTCGGCCAGCTTGGCGGCAGTTACCGCGTCGTCTTGGATCTTGGCAGTCGTTACGGCGTCAGAGGCCAGTGATGCGGCGACGATTGAGCCCGAGCCGAACAGCACCTTGGCGCTGGGGATCGTGGCGTCCGCAATCAGCGTGGTGGCATTGCCGACCAGATCGGTGACGGTGATCTTCTTGGTTTCGCTGGCTGATACGTCAACAACCGGCAGGAGATCACCCGCTGCAAGGTTGGCGCCTGCTAGGGCTCCAAGTTCGGAAATTTTCAGATCCGCCATGTCAGCTCCAGCAGTTAGCCATCTGCTTCTTGCGCCAATTTAGCAGTCGCGTCCTGATCCAGCAGGATGTCGTCCGTGTTTTCCTGCAGGATCAAATTATCCGATTGCGTTTTGACTTTTAATCTTATCGGTCCAGTTGTAATAAAATCGGCTGTCATTTCAACGATTGTGCCTGGCGCAAATTGAACTGCTGAAGCAGTAATAATGCCTTGCACCTCATACCAAATTTGATCGTCAGCTTGAGCAAGTACGCCGCTGGGATTGTATTGATCGGTTTTCAGGTATAACTCAGCTCCAAATTCGCTGCCGACTTCGGTACGCAATGCCAGTTGCAGCAAATATTGTGCCGTTTCATATTGACCGCCGCCACAGCAATCTTTGTAATCCCATTGGCAGCTAATGCGACCAGAGCCAGACATCAGGGATGACCACTGCGAACGGAATTGATCGGACAATGCAGTGACGTCAATGGCCTCGCGCTGAGTATTTAACTCATAGCTGGTGATTGCACCTAAAATACGCTTTGCAGAATTTGCAATAGCGACCTCGATTGGCACATCTGAAACAATGCTTTCTAGTGCTATCGCATTGACTTTGCCACCGTTTACCGCATTAGCAAAAGAGGCATAAAGCCGGATGCCGCCTAGCTCATCGACATTTACAAACCATTTGCCGCTGGACTGTTTAACTCCATTTGTCCATCCTGCCGTACTGACCCAGGCCAGCACAGCACCGTTTGTGCTTGTGATTTCAATTTGATCGCCAGTGACAAGAAAACCTTGATCGAAATCAAACGAGAAACGTTTTTCGGTTACATTTATATCAGAGGGATTGATTATTGAAAACAACGCACCTTCGTCCGATTTTCGCTGAAGCGTTACCTGCCCAAATGTGCCAAGATAAACAGCCATCAGATTGAAGCGGTTGTAAGTGCGCCTGTGGCTATAAACGAAATTTGAGCTGACACTACTTCTCCCACAGCAGCCGCGATTGAAACGCTGGCAATATAGGCAGTTAATGTCACGTCGTTATTCGCAGTGCCATCTGCAAGACGCAAGGTTAGTGTGACAGTATCAGAACTGGTTACGCTGCCTGTCCGAACCAGCTTGCGAAGCAGAGTGCTGGCGTCATTGGTGTTATCGGTGTCGACGTAATACAGCAGCATGGCTGAACCGCTAAACGACTGGACACCAGGCACATAACTGCGCTGACCATCGCCAAGCGTGGTGGTTTCCAACGTTTCGAGTTCGGCCTGCAAGGTCCAGTTGGTGACCTTGACTAAGGTCTCGCTGCCCAATAGCAGACGGCCATCACGGCCTGTGTAGACCTTAGCCATCAGAGGACACCTACCAGCTTCACTGTAACGTTACTGATTCCAGGGCGCACGGCTGTAATGGTAGGTGCAGACTCATACCGCCAGTTGTTGCCCGTTGGCACGTCAATCGCCCCAGCGGTGCCAGTCCATCCAGAGCGGACCTGAGAGGGCAGCGTAAATGCCGTGAAGCCACCCTTTACTTCGTCATAGTGCGCCACGAAATCGTCGGCGGAGGTGTCGGCAATATTTTCGTAGCCCAGCTCCAAGGTCATGCCCGTGCGTTTGTCGCCGTACAGGATGCGCGTTTCTTTGCCGGACTGGGACTTGAACACCTTGTATTGGTAGTCACCAGCGGAAAAGTTACGCGAGGCAGGTTTGTAGGTAGGAAATGGCATTAGGTCAATGAGCCTCCGACGATCTCAAATACCCCATTAACGTCCAGCACGTCACGGGCGATCAGGCTGCGCCCACTTGAGTCTATTGGGTAGTTGCTGGCCTTCACCGTCACAATACCGTCCGCGTCCACGTCCAGCGCCTCAATTTGATAGACCTCGCTGACAGCATTGGAATTGATCACGGAAAAGACCGAGTTACGCAAATTTGTAGCAACGCCATTGCTGATGATCAGGTTGCCGCGCTGCACATAATCCAGACTGCGCTCCCAGTAATACACGTCATACGTGCCGTTGGACATTGGCGAAACGGCGATCACCGTGCCGTCTTCTTTCACGATGCCGTTGTTGGCTGGGTTGTATGGGCTGCTCTGTGAAGACACACGGATATACGCTCCAGGTTCTAGCTCAAGACCCCATGGCAAGGTTTTGAACGTGATGTTATGGGTGATGTGCTTACGGAGTGCCAAGAAATATCGTGCCGCATAAACGGCGTGCTCATCTCCGGTGATGTGGTTAAAAGTGAACTCCTCAACCGGCACATTGCCGCCGTCAGACGTATAACGCACCACCACGGTTTTTTGTTCTGGCAGCCGGTTTGATTCAGATGTGCGGTATGCCACGGCTGCTTGGAACATTTTGCGTTGCTCCAGCTCCAGCCATGTCACCTCAAAACTATCCTCAATCATGTTGCCCTCGGTAAACATGGCCGAGATTTTGATGGCACCGTTGGGATCGATCTTGTAGCTGCTGTCGTAGGGCAGTGCCGGTTCAATGCTGAACTTGCCGTTCTTTAACGAGGTAAAGCACAAGACAGAAGGTGCGGTTTGTGCCAGCCAACTGCGGATGTTAATTGGCTCTGAGATTGCGTCATCAAAAAACAGGCGGTTGGCACGCAAGTACCGACCCGTCGTGGTCATCGCGGCTTGATCAATCAGCTCAGAGCTGACAATGTTTCCAGCACCTGTATCCGTATCACGCAGCAAATACCATGCCAAATCGGTCAGCAGGTTGCTGGGACCGTAGCTTTGTTCAATCAGCCGGTAAACCTTGAGACCTGTTTTGAGGTAGCAGCGAAGCTGATCAAGCTGTTGGAAGTTGTTGCTGGATTTGACCTTGAGGCCAGCCAAAGCGCAATTTTGATAGTTGGGCAGCAGGTCTTCGCTGAGGCATTCGTTGACGGCAATAACTGAATGCTCTGGACCGCTGTCGCAGCTACGGGTGATCAGGTCACCGTAATGAGAAACTTCGGCAATGCCGCTGTACCGCTGGAACTGACGCGCTGTGGTAGTGGCGCCGGGCACATACGTTTTAGCGAAAGAAACGCTGTAGGTAAACGCAAATTGATCGCCGTCACCACTATTGGCATAAATAACAAATGTGTCGCCTGTATTCCATTTGCCAGTGAAACTTGTGACATCGCTGTCGGTGTCAATAATGCGCCACCAACGATTTCTGGGTGAAGCAGACAGAGCGGCTTCATAGCATTCAACCGTGATACTTACTACAACTGATCTACCACTAACAGAATATGTCCAGTTGGTAATCTTTGTACGTGTACCAACAGGAATATTGCTGGTATAGGGATCCACGCCTAAGGCGGCGGTCATAATATTGCTGAGCGTATTGTTGCGGCAGGCCTGACCAACTGTGTATGTCGACACTGCTGCGGGTTGCGTACAAATAACGCTTTCCAGCTTCACATCCATCTTGCTCAGATCATCTACCCAATAACCAGTAGCTAAATCATCGGTCATTTCGCGATGGGCTACGAAGTCTTGGATATTTACAAACCGGCCACGTCCACCAACGCTAAAACTGCCGTAATCGGTATCAGCAGTCCAAGCCGTGTACGGAGTCTTGTCGCCAGCCAGTGAAAATACAGTGAAATCAGAGTTGCCAATCTGGATCGCATACGCACTGGTCATCGGACGCAGGCGGTATTCATATTGACCGCGCACAGGATGCGTAATGCGGATAAAGGAATACAGATCAATCGGAGAATCACCAATGACAGCAAACAGGTAAGGACCTAAAAAGACCCAGCCCTCGTTGCGGTTGGTTGAGCGGATGCCTTCAGTGTCTGCAGGGCGAACATCCAGCGCAAATAATGAAATACGGTGAGCGTATGAAGTTAGCTTGCCTTCGGTGTACCGAATCCGATCCTTATTGTCTTTGGCTAGTGAAGCGGGCGATGGCAGGGTATTGAAGTTGGTGATGCCATTAAACCGCGTCCAGACTTGCGACTTGAGACACAATTCGGTTACATCACAACTGCGGTTGTTTTGGATCGTCGCAATTTCGTAGCGGACAATCGGATAAAAGGCTTCAGAAATATTTGAATTGGCTAGTTGATTTGAAGCTGTTAATGCTCCGGAGGCAACAATGCCAATCTTTCGCTGCGACTCACTCCAGGCTTCGATGCATTGCAGGCGGATGCGGTAACCGCTGACCTTGTTACGTTCGGGGTCGTACCGTTCAGAAGGGCGTTCGATCACGCGCCAGGTTGAGCGGCCAATCATGAACGTGGCGCCCAGGTCAAACAGTTGGTCGTAACGGGTATTTTCAGACCTGACCCGGCTTTGAATATCCTTTAGGTCAATGTCATATTCCCGTGTATCAAAGTCCTTGGCTTCAAAGGGGTGCAGCGCCTGCTCGCCTTGACCAAGCAAGATAACGATTGTGTCGTCTTTGTTGACTGTGACCTCTCGGGTTAGATTTTCCCACTGGGTGACAGTCTTCCCAAATTTGCTTGCGGTTGTGACCGTGAAATTATGCGTTGTGGTAACACCTGTTGAAGCACTACGGTGCTCAATAATCCCAATCCGACTGGCGTAGTTGCGGCCTGTGCCGGGCATTCCGCAGAAAACATTGTCGTACCAGCCGCCGTAGTCATCCATGACCAGCAGGTACGGGTCGACATAGCGCTGCACCTCGGTGAAGTTTTGACGGATCTGCGGCATATCCGGCGAGACCGAAACCACCTTCCAGTCGGGGCGGACAGGGGTGCCGTTGGGTACACCGCTATACACACCAAAACGCGTTTGAGACGTTGGCGTAAACGCACCTGAAAAAGCTGGCTGGCTACCGCCTTGCCTGGTTGGCGCGTAAAAAGCGTCCGAGCCTCCAGAAGAACCGTCATCCAAACGCAAATTGCCGTATTGCTTGTTGCTAATTAACAGGCGGCTGGTGGTGGTTGAAGCCTCTGCGCCGTTCCAGTAGAAGTCAAAATAATCGGTATAAATACTGTCCAACGCGGCATTGCCGAGATACACACCAGCAAGATCAGGTCTGGCCATTGGTCCCTGACCAACAACCCCAACAATTTCAGAAACCTGATACGAGCCCCAGCTCTTAATACGTGACCACACCAAGGCCGGCGAAACCAAAACGCCGCCGCTTGTGTAGGTATGACCGCGTGAATTGACTTGCGTGCTTTGCAGCGTAAAAACAATCGGCACAATGTTGCCGTAAGCCGCAAGGTCTTGGGTGCTGTCGAAGCCGTAGGTGGGCGTGTACAGCTCTCGACCTGTTGCGCTACCAAGTTGGCGCTGTGTTCCACCGGGGCGGCGATCGTAATCCTGTTGTTCAGGTTTAGGCGTAAGAAGATATGCAGCGGCTGTCGTAATGCCGCTAACCAAAAGACTTACCGCAATAGTCGCTAAAACGCCTGTGTTTTGTACGTTTGGGATATGTTCGTACCCAGCTCTATTGAGACTTTGTGTGGCGACTTGTTTTGCAAATTGTCGATACTCTTCTTCGCTGCAACCTAACGCTTCAATTAAATACTTTTCGTACGGAAGCAGCGGCTGCCGGGGTGCGCCAGCGAAGGGGACCATGCGACCGCCTTCAGGTGCTGGTTGATGTACAGGCATCCTTGGCTCCAGCTAACCGCAAACGTAGCCGCTGTCTGCGGTAACAGTAATACGTCCCCATCGTACTGGGGATGATCCACCCTGTCGCCCCAACGCAACAGCGCCCGCAAAATCTGAACTTTGTTGCCGTCGTACCAGCTCGGATCAAACTCGGGTGTGGCAATTTCCAACCGTTCCAACACCGCGTAGACGAGGTGGATGCAGTCCAGCGCCCCATCAGGATCAGAACCGTCGGCGCCTAGGCGGTAGGGCTTGCCGATCAGATCAATCACGCCACGCGCAAATTGGACGTAACAGGCAAACTGCCCACCAGTTGCTTGGTCAAACGCTTGCGCGGAACGTCACTACCAACCGCGTCCAGCACTGAAGCCATCTCTAACTGCAGACTGCTGGCATCCCATTTGCCGGACACAATTTGGCCGACGTATTTGGTGATCAGCGTGGTGTTGCTTTTGTTGCTGGGATCCACCAGGACAGTGTTGACACTGGCGACCCACACGCTTCTTACAGCGGTTTCAGCCCAGCCACGGCTCAACTCATTATTGGGAAATACCAGCGTTGCCGGTTGGTTGTCGCCAGCTTTGGTCACTGTCACACCGTTAAACATGAACGGCATAAACCCGTACTGGAAGGTGCCCCCATCGGTAAATGGTGCGTCTTCGTTGACCCAATAGTTCTGAGCGCGGAAGCCGTCGTTGCCTGCTGCCGATCGCAACGTCAAATACTGGGCAAAAGCAAGGGTGTCGCTCATAGCCCAATCCGGCGGCGTTGGGTGGTGTTCTGCCGCAGGGTAGCCAGAGCGCGTTGTTCGCCTCGTGCGGCACCTTGAGAAGCCGCCTGTTGCATACCGCGCTGGAACTGATCGGCGGTGACGTAATCCACCGAGTTGATGCGCTCCACCGTGTAGCGAACGTCGATTGCACCACCAGGCTGCACAGATGACAAATCATCCGATGCCATCATTCCAGTTGGTGATGTATTCATGCCGCCACCGCCTTGTTTGTAGCGGTTCAACACGTCATTGCGTTGCTGGATTTTGACGGGGATGGTTCTGCCATCAGGCAATGGCACATACGCTTCGGGACCCCGCTCGCCGTAAAGGGCAACTTCAGGTGAGCGAGCAATGCCGCCGTTGGCGTAACGCCGCATCGGCACAATGCCGTTGCCAGACATGACACCGCCCGACGCAAATTTTTTGAGGGGTGCTGCACTGTTAGGTCCTGTTGCGCCACCTGTAGCGGCCAAGCCAATTTGCAAACCAGGGAAAATCCCAAACAATGCTTTAAACAATGCATACTTAAGAAATATGGATCCCAGTTCTTTCAAAGCTGTAGCGGCCAGCTCTTGGAATGAAGCCTTGCCCGTTGTGGCAAGTTCGACGATGGAGTTTGTCAGTTTATCTATGCCACTGGCGACAAAGCCACCAAGCTGTGCGCCTAAGTTAGTAGCAGATTTATAGGCATCTTGAAGAGATTCTTTAAAAGCCTTCCCAAAATCAACCTCTTTCAAGGCCTTGGAGGCTTGGACTAATTCTAGGATTTTTTGCTTTTGCTTTTCTGTTAAGTCCGGGAGTTTTTCGAGAATACCTTGATAGGTTCTTTTAATATCTAATTGCCTGATTTCTTCAGCTGTCAACAACCCAGCTTGAATTTGCAAATCCTCAATGGTAGTTTGGTAGTTTTGCTGCAGTTCATTGCGTTTTAAGAAATCTCTGGCAATGCTGGATCCGATTTCAGCGGCCACATCGCCATAGGCTTGCAGCTTGCTTTTTTCTGCATCGGCTAGCTCAATAGCATCCTGTCTGGTTTTTAGCTTACTTTCTTCATATTTGAGAGCGGCAATGTCAAACCGGAGGCCAATAGCCTTTAGGTTTTCACCTTTGATTTCCGCATCGTTTAACTGCAGCCTAAGTCGATACATCCGCTCAGACATGTCGGCTTCTTTTTTCGGCTTTGTTCCTGTGCGCAAGCCACTCAAATCCGGCGTGGTGCCGGGTGGAGGTGTGGGGATATTCGGCATTGTGAGCACGCCTTGGATGCCGGTGCCAATCTTCTTCATCAGATCATCGATCAGTTTGCCAAGACTGACAGCCAACCCCAGACCGACAGCACCGCCGCCAATCACGCCAAGCGCTTTCGCCTGTGCAGGTCCAGGAGTCTGCAGACCAGCGATCAAACTAAGCACCGCGGCGCGTGCTGTTTGCACTGCAAGCGTTGCTCGCTCAATGCTTAACAAGCCAAGCATTAAACCGCGAAGAGCGCCAAGTGCCTTCGTAAAATTAGTGATATTGGTCGCAATAAACACGCCAGCAGTCACACCACCAAGCACGACCATTGTCTTGATCAGACCAGCCGCCACTTGCTGTAACCCAGCCGCGCCACCGATCGCTGTGTAAAACTCACTAGCAAGATTGCCTAGAAATGTGATCGCCTGAGTGACCACACTCACCAACCCACTCATCACCGGCAGCAGCGCTGAACCGATCTGCACGGTGAGCACAGTGGTCTGAGCCTTCATCAAACCAAGTTGATCATTGAACGCATCAGCTTTGTTGGCAAAGTCGGGACCAATGCCAAGGCCGAAGCGCTGAATCTCTTTGCTGCCAAGGTTCAGGATCGGGATCAGTTCAGCGCCAGATTTGCCGAAGATCTTGATCGCCAGCGCTGCCTTCTCCGGTCCATCGCGCAACTGAGCAAAACGATCAGCCACATCAAGAAACACCTTGTCGGCCTTGCGCAGCGTGCCGTCTGCCTCGGTCGTAGCAACGCCAATCGTCTTAAACGCAGCCGCTGCCGCCTCAGTACCAGTGGCCGCGGCCACCATGTTCTTGTTCAAAAAGGTCAGGCCTTTTGCCACACCCTCAAGACTGCTGCCGCTTAATTCCGCGGCCACCTTGAATTTGCCCACGCCTGTGCGCTGCGACAGGTCGCGCATATCGTCTGCCAAGTCGATTGCAGACTTCGCCAGCGCAACTACACCGCCCGTCACCGCCACAGCGGCCAAACTTTTAAGGCCGGTGTAGAGCAGATTCGTCGCCATGCTGGCGTTCTTAATCCGCCCCTCAAGGCCTTGCATCGAATTGCCAAGGCGCCGGATATTGTTCTCACCTGCCACATTGGCCGTGATCTTCAGCATGGCCTCCATGTTCATTGCCATGGCTATGCCCCCTGCTTGTTGATCACGTTCATCGCTGCGGCCTCCATCACTTGAAGATCCTCCAGCAATGCACGCGGGTCCTCTACGTCGTACAGCTTAAACAACCAGCGCACGGCTGCATAGTCCAGCCCAATGACGCCACTCATTGCGCTGCGCCATTGGGTTTGTACTCGGAGGAACATCTCCACTGCTGGCCAGTTTTCAGGCAGGATCCCGAAATCTTCCTCAGGTGGTGGTGGTAGATCCGGCAGTTCAATGCCCATGGCCGCGGCATCGTCGGCGGTTTTGTCTACCACGCCACCACCTGCCCAATGCTCAGCGGCCTCGATCAGTTTTTTCGCTTAGCTCCCTGCAGGCTCTCGAAATAAGCCACCGTGATGGCGCTTGCCAGCATCGGCACATCAAGCAACTGCTCCAATGCTTTTTGACTGAAAGGCACATCCTTGCCATCTGCATCGGTCACGCCAGACCAGCCCACCAACACCTCCGCCGCAAGATCAGCATCGGTAATCTCCTCGGTCTTGATTTGAGCGCCAATCTCCGTAATTCGGGACTGGCTCAACCGACGAAACTCCCCGTCGAAGGTCTGCCGTTGCATACGGCCACCATCAACGGGGATATCAAATGCGATCGGCCACGAGTAGGTGTCCGACTGTTTGAGAACAAAAGCCAAGGTCAGGTGTAAACGAGACTGAACTCATCATTGCCTGAACTGGTCGGAACCGCAATAAACGGCATATTCAGCATCTGCACGCCATCCTGATCCGAGTAGGTCAGATTACCTAGGTCAGACTGGGCAGTGGTCACCGTGGCAATATTGCCAGCGGTAGTACCGTGCTGGAAGGTGATGCTGCCGGTGCTGCTGCCGGTGGCGATCGTGAAGAAGTCCTTAGCCGTGATGGTCGGAGCTTCGATCACGATGGTGCCGCTGGGCGCCCGGTTGGTGATCATGATCTCCTTCGAGCAGCCGACCAGCTCGCGGTAGATCACGTCATTGGCCATGCTGAAGTTGTAACTCTGCAGA